TTCCAGACGGGTACGGAGGTGCAGTAGAGCCTGTCGTACCTGCTGTTGTAACTTGATAAGTAAAAATGTTTGAAAAAACAAAATCACCAAGATTGTATGGAGTGCTTGCAGCCCATGCAACAGGATATGTTGCTGTTACGCCATTAAGCGGATTAGCAACAGGAGCAGGGGATTGTGTAACTTGAATGGAACGCAGACAGCCAGTATCACGCACCGTTCTTGCCCGTGCGCCATTGATGTAATCGGTTAGCTGCTGGTCCGTGTAAAAATTGGCATTGGCATCATGCAGCAAACGTCTAACTTGGGTGATGTATCCCGACAAATTTTGAGACATTTACCTTCCATAATCTTTAAGCTGCTGACAGGACTTTTCCCCCACGAGGTTTTACAACCTCTAGGGGTACTCTTTCCACCAACGGGGATAACGATTGGTTCTTTTTTGGAGGCTCTGTGGATAACTCCCACTTAGACAAAAGCTCTAAACCTTTCTCTAAATCATTGGCAGTTGTAATCCACCCAAGCCTTGCCAAATAAGGTTCTTTGTTGTCATCTCCATAACCAAAAACGTGCTTGGCTACTTCAACTGGTATTTCTACCGTTTCGCCTTTCCCAAAGGTATAGAACTTACCGGCATAGCCGTCTTTCCATACTTTATCTGAATGATTAGTTACAAAGATGACAGACATTAGAAACTCACTACATCGCCGTAAACGGCAATATCAACAGTACCGTTTGCATTAGTTGTGTTGATGTTGACATACAAGCATTGTGTTGCGTAACCAGTAACAGCCGTATTTGCACCGTAAGCACCAGCAACAGTCAGGTCTTGGTATTTACCAGCACCCGTCAAATTGCTTAAAACTACGTTTGCAACCACCGCATTTGCGGCAGCAATATTTCCGTCACTAGCGACACTAATTGCCACGTTTGCAGTAGCTACGTTTCCGGTTGCATTGGACACCGTAACACGGCGAACAATAACAGAACCCGAACCCGCTGCTGCACCAGCATTAGTCAAACCACCCCCAAGCAAAGGAATGGTAATGACTGCGCTGCCAGACGTTGCAAGAGACGCTGCTTTAACAACACCAATACGACCATTGCCGAAACTGTCAAGATAAAACTGACCGACTGAATCTGCGTTAGCCATTTGTGTTGCTCCTTAATTAGCTGTTGAACGTGCCAGTAGCAGCCTGACCACCATTGACCGTAGCCAATGTAATTGTGGTTGCGGTTGCAACAGTTACGTTTGCACGGACGTTCACGCCATCAGAAATCAACACGCCACCAGTATTGTTACCGATGAGAGTTGACCATGTTGATGGTGTAGCGCAAGCGGTGTTGGTGTTGTAAGCCGACACAGCTTCAATCGTCACGTTAGCAGTAGGGAACAACAAATATGTACCAGCAGGAACAACAACAGTAGCGTTGTTTGCAGAAACAGTAGTAAGTTGCCAGTAAGCACCGGGGGTGTTGGTGCTTGCGCTTGAGAGAACAATCTTATTTAAACCGAGAGCCATGACTATTTCTCCTTAAATCGAAATTGAGTTATAGCTAGACACACGGGTCATCGACTTGGGCTTGGTTGAAACCAATTCCGCAATCATCAACACTGCACCAACGTAACCAATCTGCCAGTTAGGTAGAGTTGATTCAAAGCCGGTAAACACAAACGAACCTTGTTCGTGAATGTACAGTGAGAGGTAATTGCTGTTGATGAAGTAGACCGTACCCTCTGGGCAATATGGGTCTGGATAGATTGGCACACCGGCAACCATCAAAGCACGGAAAGCTGCTTGAGGACCGTTACCATCGCTATCAAAACCTGAACCGGGGGTAATGACATACTGTTCTTGACCAACGTAGTCTTGAGCCAATAGAGTCCAAGTACCAAAACCGCAGACACCAAAAGTAGGAACTTCTGCGCCGTTCTTCACGGTTCCAGAAATGTACTGAAGAATGTTTTGACGGGTTGGGTTGACGTTACCAGCATTGTAAACCTTCGACTTCCACCAAGTGTAAGTTGAACGGTTAATGTTGCCGTAAGTGGTCATGTTCGTGCCATCGTCAATTGCGCCGGGCAGACCAATGAACTGTTGGGTATTGGTGTAGTTGGTGTACAAGGCTGTAGCCATTGCATCCATCATCACGTTGGTCGCATCGTTCATGCGAGCTTCAATCAGAGGAATAATTGCGTAGTCTTGTTGAACAGCACCTTCCATACCGAGGAATGGAACTGGAGCAATCATCAGCTTGAGGTTGAACTCAGCGTTAAAAGCACCTTGCTGAACTGATGGCTGGTTAAATGAACCAGAATAGTCCGACCATTGTGCATTAACGAATTGTGCGCCCTGAACTGGGACTGTCACTTGGCTCACACCGCCTGATGCTTGCTGACTGTTTGCAATCAAAGCAGCCATAAGGGGGGTTGAGTTGTACAACTGAACCACAAGTTTCGGGATAAACGCCCGTCTTGTGACATAGGTAAGCTCGTTATATTGTGAGCTACCTGATGCAGGTAAAATACCGCCGCCTATAGGCATAGCTGGCTCCTTAGATTAAAAAACGACAAAATGTCGAATAACAAACTTATCCCCAGAATTAAACACCAATCGGTCTACGACCTTGGTTCCTAATTTCATGCAATGCACTAGCCGCTTCATTTCGAGCAGCACCTTGTGGATTCTTCCAATATTTTGACAAGTCAAACTTGTTAATCATATTTGGATTGTATCCAGTAGGAGTTGGGGTAGCGGCTTGTTTCATCCACTCCCAATGCTGCGCTGCCGTGTCGTGGCTAGTAATACCTTGTTCGAGCATGATTTTTTCAATCTCTTGAATATCTTCGTCAGTGCGAGCAATACCGTTGTCTTTCAACGCACGCCGCTTGGATTCAAGTTGCTCTCGAATGTCTTTTTCACGCAATTTGTTTTCTAGCTGCATAACTCGTTCTTCAGCTTGATTGACTTTTTTATTTGTAAAGTCCTCAAGTTGAAGCTCAGGGATCACCATGTCTGGCTTTACCCGTTGGGTCAGGCGCAAGAATTCTTTGCGTGTTTCAGGATTGTCCGACAATTGCTTTGCAAGCAAAGCTAATTCGTCACGGGCTTCCAAAGAAATATCTTCTAAACTCATATTTATCCCCTACTCCGTTTAGATAACTTTCTTTGTGTCACCGGGACGGGACATGGTCATCATGTTTTTGTACCCTGCTTTAGGAGCAGAAGTCAGACCGCCAAACTGCGAGTAACGGGGAGTGTTAACAATCTGCCCGTTCTTTTGGTTGTTGTCGGTAGGATTGCGAGGAGCCGAAGCACCACGGGGTTTAAATAAATCCATTGTGATTCCTTTACATTGGTGGCGGCATACCGCCGCCGGGAGGAGGAGGCATAGCACCGCCGGGAACAGGACCCGCCCCAGCACCCGGAGGGAGGGGTGGAGGAGCAGGAGGTGCACCGGGAGGAGTCATGCCGGGAACTTGTGGAGCAGCCGCCATCGCTTTGCCTTCAGGAGTGCCGCCACCAGCTTGAGGCAACGATTGCAATAATTGCAGAATTTCTGATTGTTGCAACTCGTTGGTCTTACCTTTACGGGGTCCAATTACTCCGGCAATTGCACGGATTGCAGCAAGGATTTTTTGTCCTTCAGGACTTTCGCTGCCAACACCGGGAAGGCTTTGTTCCATTAAATCTTGAGCCATGCCCAAGTTAATCAAAGACGCTTCACGGTTTCCCATTTTGGGTTCTGGGGTTGACATGGGTGCTGCCATAGGAGGAGCCGATGTGTCGGACATTCCCATTGGAGAATCAGGAGCAGGAGGAATACCACCCGGAGTGGCAGAATCCTTCTGGCTTTGCATCAACTTCATCAACTGATCGGGTGGCACAGCCATAATCAATCCCTAAGTAATTTTGCATAGAATAATCCTATGCAAGCGTTTGTCAAGAGGAGGAGTTATTTTTTTGGTTCCCGACCCTCGGCAGGACTTATCGGCTACACGATAATCATAGGGTTTAACCCCTAATGATTACTTGCGTGATTTACGACCTTTGCGAGCTTTGCGTGCCATGTGAATGACTCCTTTAAGCAGCGGTCACCTATTTTAATCGGGGAAGGCAGCCACACCCCATTCCTGAACTAGAGGAATTCTTACCGGCGTGACTTACGCCCTTTGCGACCTTTACGATACATATTTATCTCCCAAAATTATCCCCTGACTGTCCTGCCGTAGTTTCTTGGCGTAGAACTACGGTTAAAACTTTTTGCTGCTGTAGTCCGGTATTGCAACGATGGACTTTGTTCGCCACGCTTTAAACTCTCCGTGTTGACACGGGGTTGATCTGCTTTAGGTTGAACCTGTGATGTTGCCATTACGCCACCTTTAAATCTGCTTTGGGCAATGGTTACTGTATCCGGATATAAATATACATTGCAGAGTGCAAGCAGAGTGAGAGGGCAAGGATGGGACTGCTGACCCGATGGATAAGAAAGTGATTAAAGCAGCAGAGGTTATCCTTGGATACATCACATGAGTTGCGCCGTACCCGCTTTGATTTGATGACTCAGATGCAACGTGCTTTGGCTTGCCGAACCAAGAAGCAAAAGATTAAGTTAGCAAATGAGTGGAAAGAAAAGTATTCTGAACAGATGTACAACGAGTTAATTGCGTGTGCAAAAGATAAGCGTGTGTGCGCCAACATAGCCAATTGGGAAAACGATGAGCGCATTTAATCTTCAACAGTTTTACCACTTCTGTAAGCAACTCAAGATTGAAACTAAAGAGCAAGGCTTACGCAAGATGGATAACCTGCTCGGTACTCAGACCTATGTGATGGGTGAGATTGCTAAAGGTTTGGAGGAAGGTGTTCACTTCTTTACGATCCTCAAAGGCATAGTCCTCGGTAGGAGGAAACTCTTGGTACATCAAGCTATCATCTTTAATACCTTCAAAGAGTTTCCATCGCCACCACGCAATTTGACGAGAATTGATCTCTACGTTGTAGAGTTTCTTAATGTCACGCACCCACTCTTTTTCTTCACCGGTTAGTTTCCCATCCCAATAGACTTCATAAGTCTTACCTTTAGGGTCCAGTGAATACAGCTCATTACGCCACCAACCACAAAAAATAGCCCTTTGCGTGCGTGCTCTTTTACTAGTGGTATACATATCGTGGAACATATTAAATCCACGGGCAGTAGATTCAAAGATGTACATCCGCATTGGGTTGGTTTCAGCCAAAGACGCCAATAGCGATGCAAGTCCTTCCTCGTCACCCCATGATGAAGTTTCAGTCCCATGTAGGAATGTGATTGCTTTTCCACGACCTAGTGTTCCTTTGCTGCGTGTTCCTGCTACTTGATAAAACAATCGACTACGGTTCTTCAAGCTCATTTGAGTACGATTGTGAGCAATTAAAGGAATCTTGTATTCCTTAGGCAATCCATCCATGTACATTGAAAGAGTCGAGCGAAACATATCTCTGTTTTCTTCCGTGTCAGTGGTCAGCGTTCCTTGCAAGCCGGGGTTAACAAAGTGCCAGTACAGATCAAGCGCAAGAGAGATTGTCGTAATACCAAGCTGTCTGCCTTTAAGGATCGTAAAGAAGTGCACACCTTCTTCCAAGCCTTTAGCAATCTCACCCATC